CCTTCTAACCTGTTAATGCGTTATGACGATCTACAGGGTGAGCAAGGTGAGCGGGGTATAGAGTACACCTACAACACACGCCGAGGTCGGACGCGGATATACGGTGGCAAGGTGATAGAGAACACCTGCCAAGCTCTTGCACGCTGCATCATCGCTGAACAGATGTTGTTAATTGCTAGACGCTATCGTGCGGTGTTGACAGTACATGACTCAGTTATTGGGTGTGTGCCTATAGATGAGGCTGAAGAAGCCAAGCAGTACATTGAGAAGTGTATGAAGTACGTGCCCAAGTGGGCAAAAGGACTGCCACTTGATTGTGAGAGTGGTGTGGCTAAAGCATACGGAGACTGTGAATAGTGGATCTACACCGCGACGATGTGGTGCTGCCACTGGGTTCCTATGGGCATCGTTTGATATGCCCTGTTTGCAACGGTGAAAACCTACACCAACAAGCTGTGGGAGTTTATCACCACACCCTTGACGATAACCGAGGGGTTTTAATTACTCCAGACGGAGAATGTATAGCTCACACAAACGTACACGCAAACATTCTAAATCCTTCTGGTGATAGGGAAGGCATGCGGGTTAATTTTTGGTGCGAAAGTGATTGTAAAGTGCCTGACTTGTTGCTGTATCAACACGAGGGAACTACATTTATAGAGTGGGATTTTGAGTCACAAGAGCGTAGTTTGTTATGGGATAACGAGTAATGAGCGTAGCACCGTGGTCGTTCAGCAAGATCAAGGCATTTGAGCAATGCCCTAAGCAGTTCTATCACGAGAAGATACTCAAGCAGTACCCGTTCAAGGAGTCTGAAGCCACACTGTATGGAACAGCTTTTCACGAAGCTGCGGAAGAATACATTCGTGATGGTGGCGAACTAGACCCACGGTTCAGCTATGCACAGAAGACGTTAGACGCACTGAACGCCAAGAAGGGCGAGAAGCTGTGCGAGATAAAGATGGGCCTGACTGAAGACCTAGAGGCATGTAGTTTCTTTGCGCGTAACGTATGGTTTCGTGGTATCGCGGACTTATTGATACTAAATAGGGAAGATAAACTGGCTTGGGTCATTGACTACAAGACAGGTAAGTCGGCAAGATATGCAGACAAAGGGCAGCTAGAACTTATGGCGATGGCTACCTTTAAGCACTACCCCGAAGTAGAGACTGTTCGGGCTGGTTTACTGTTTGTAGTGAGTAACGATTTAATACGAGACCGCTACGCAATTGAGGATGAGCAAAAGCTGTGGACTAAGTGGTTGAATAAATACAATGATATGGAAACAGCTTTTGAGAACGATACGTGGAACCCTAACCCAAGTGGCCTGTGTAAAGCATGGTGCCCAGTGCTAGAGTGCCCACACAACGGGAAGAACTAATGCCGTATAAGAACAAAGCAGATCGCAAGAAGCAGAAGAACCCACCAGTGGGTAGTGCTGCACATGAAGCTCGTATGGAACGGCAACGTGCTAGACGCGCTATGGATAAGGCGGGGCGTGATGCGAATAAGGACGGTAGGGCTGACAAGCGTGAGGGGAAGGACGTTAGCCATAACAAGATGCTCAGTAAAGGGGGCACCAATAAACACGGTGTCCGCATAGAGAGCGCCAGTAAAAATAGAAGCCGTAATGGTAAGAGACCAAAGCGGACGCGATAAGACCAAGGTATATCCTACCTGTTTAGCACTCCCCGCCAGTGTGGTCGAAGGCGGGACTAACAAGGAGACCAAATGATGAGCAAGTTTGTAAAAGCAATCAAAGCGCAGCAAGCGTGGCATGATAAGCCAAAGATACACAAGCCCAGACAGGGTGCGTTACTACCGCCCGAAAAAAGAGAGCCGATAAAAGACTCTGCAATCATGCAGATTCTAAAGCTGCAAGAGCTAGGTTTGCTCGCAAAGGACATAGCAAAAGAAGTTAGCGTGCCAGTGCAGACCGTGTACAACGTGCGACAGCGTTACATTCTTATTGACGTTAAGAACGGAACCAAGTGGTACAAGTCAGTAGGTTTATAGCGCACTATGAAAGTTGTAGATAACAAGGCACTGCTATTACGCCTTAGAAACCCGGGCAAGGTGACCACTGTAATACCCAAGAGCAAGGAGTTATCAGGAAACAGAGTGGTAGTTAACTGGGGTGTGGATGAAACACACGTACTCAAGAACTTAAACATACAAGCACCATCCCCCATTGAGGGTAAGTACAAGTGGACAGGTAAGTACGAACCGTTCGACCATCAAAAAACCACATCAGGGTTTCTCACACTCAACAAACGTGCATTCTGCTTTAACGAGCAGGGCACAGGTAAGACCGCCAG